GGTTGAATTGTATCCGGCAAAAATACGTTCACCAGCATATAACTGGTGCCCGAAAGTTGGAGCATCAAGTGCAGATGCATCAACTTCTACATCAGGTGATATTTCAGATGTTATGTTATCTTCTTGTCGTGAGGAAGCTGTGGCTGCAAGATCAGTAGCATTGCCATTACCGTAGTTATAAACATTGGAGACGTTGCTTGATTGTGATTGTCCACAAGCAACACGCACTCGCATGGTGCGTAGAGAGGCACCAACTTTTGAGAGGGATGTAAAATGCCCTTCAAAATCTGCACTAGCTGTGCCATTTGCATACCACATGTTTATTGTGGAATATGATGGTACTGTAACGAGTTTGGTTATGCCATGTCGTTCGAGCCGTGCAAGAGTACGTGTTCGATACTCTTCATAAACTTCAAGACCATGAAAATAAAGGAAAAGAAACGCGGAATGAATTCGGTTCTGCATGAATTGCAAATTTTGTAATTCACCTTTGACTTTTGTGTAGTTTAAAATATCAGCAATAAGTTGAAGGTTTACTCGTGGTTTCCACATCCCATCGGGACCATATATGAAGGCCCGTTTCAGGAATTGAACTGATGGATCAGAAATAGGAACAAGATCGAATGTTCCTGTCTCGCTCTTGAGTTGCATACCATGTAATGCAAGGATGTCTTGGATTTTAGTGAAATCTTGATTGCGATGTTTCCAAGGGACAGCAATAACATTGTCGTCACCATAAATCGCATAAGGTGATTGGATAAAACCATCAGTTTCACCAAGTGAAAGCATTCCATCGCCATAAGCTTTGAGTGAGGCATACTCAACAGCAATCATGTTAGCAACTGAATTTAGAGTGGTGGTAAAGGCACATCCACTAGGATTGCCTTGATGTTTTTGATAGATCAAGTCATCACACAAAGCATTTGTGTGAATGATGTTCTCAATGATGGCTTCTCTGACGCGTGTTTCTTCTGGAGTAGCGTCACGATAAAAACCAGCAAGCATCCGCAATGTAACTTGTATTAACTGTGCAGGTAGCGTGCCATCAAATCGAGTGTAATCTAAGCACAAGACCCTTGGTACAAGGGTATTATTTTCTTCGACAGCATGTGTTTCGGCGGTGTTATCGGGATTAACTTGACACATGAGCATATGACGCACAAGAGCATCCCATTGAAATGATTCTGGGTTGATGCCAACGGCGAAACCACTGGTAACGTCAATCTTCTTGATGGCAGTATCAATGGCACCAAACATTTGTCGAGTAAGCAAATAAAGATGAAATGGAGGGCACGTAATGTGTCGGGTTTTGCATTGTGCGACTTTTTCTGGCTTGAGCAATTCAACTTTTGGGAAATCATACCAAAGGACATCTTCAGGTATTTCACCACTGGCAAAAGCAGCACGGAGTGCATCAACATCAGAACGTAAGCGTACTGAGGGTTGGCGCATTCCATCAACATCATCAATAAGGTCGAGTCGTGAGAGACCTTCAAATTTGTATGGTATTCCAGGGGATGTATCAGCAGTCATTTGAGAAAGACCAATTCCTCGATTGGAGCCTTGAATGGCTTCTTCAAGAGTATAGGTGCATGGAAGATGACCAAGTTGTTCTAAGTACGTTCCAATAAGTGCTTGGACACGTGCAGCAGCATGGCACAAAGTTTCTTCTTCGAAAGCTTCACCAAAAATTTGTCCGTATTTAGCAACACCATTAGCAAGAGGTGAACCACCTTGTAGTGGAGTATCAACTGTGACAATACCTTCTTGTTCTTCCATTTTGCGAATGAAACGTGGGTCTTGCCTGTGTGTTATGGCAGGTTGCTTAAAAGCGGGTGCGATGACATTGCCAAGAATCTTCGATCGTTTGATTTCGTTTCGAATTATGGCTCCTGGCCGTAATGAATACCCAAAGCGGGTAAAATCGCCTGCAAGTTGTGTATAACCAGTTGTAGAAAGTTGTTGTGGTTCTCGCGTTATAATTGCGTTATGTACAAAAAGCATTTTCTCGACCATGGTTCGGTCTACATAATGATAAGCTGATTGTGAATTATTATGTGAGGCAACAAAAATACCAGTAATTACATTAGCAGAAAAATTTGCGTTATAAACAAGTGGTGTTCCACAATATCCAACAGGTGTACGACCTTCATATTGTGGTACTTCAATGTATCCATCAATAGTGTAAATAACAGGTTGTTGACCAGCAAGCTTCAATACATAAGAATATGATTCATTTTTGAGGGTGCCAAAAGAGTGATCAATTTCAACGATACCTTCTTCTCCTTTATCGACACGCGTCAAGACGTGTGTTGTGGTAGGGTAAATGCCTTCAGGATGTTGGTGTGAAGAAGCAAAATGTTTTGTTATGTCGCGGTATGATCGCACACTAGGGTTTAGTTCAAAAGTTTGAAGATCGAATGATATGCCAGTAGCATCATCACGGTACATACGTTGGGTGCCGGGCAAATAATGCACGGGGAACCAGCCTTGTGTATTTGAATGTGGGTTATGACACCACACTACAATATCCCAACCGGATGTTTCGCGGTTGGTGAGGTGCGCTGTTGTTAAAACAACACGTCCTCCAAGTATAAGACCATGCAAAGTTTGGGATGTGGTCCCATTATTTGCTTGGACAATACACAAGTTACCATGTAGCCAATTTTCGACTTCACTTGTTGCAACACCCATCGTTCGAGAGACAGTTTTTACAGTCTTGATTCGTGATGTATCAAGTACGGCACTACATGCATCGCCTGCAGAAAAATATTTTGAGGCAAGTTTGATAACATGCTGGACGAGTGAGACACCAGCATATACAACAGCAGCAACTCCAACAATTTTTCCAAGTCCGGTTGCTACACAAAGAAGACGTTGACCAATTGTCATGTCGAGAAATGTAGCACAATCTGCGTCTTGAGCGCCGTTCGCAATGTAGCCAACAGCAGCAGCAAAAGGGTTAGGTAAATATCTTTGTACGCGTTCTCGCCAAGTGGGTTTAGGTGAGGGCATGTTAAAATCTTCAAGATCGCAAGCAGGAGAAATGAGATGGATCCCAGCAAAATGTTTTGGGTTCTTACATAAGTCGGGTCGGACGAAACCTGAAGAGTCAACAATACCACGAGCCATTAATTGTGCAATGCGTCGGGTCCATAATATGCGGTCGGCAGCTACCCATTGGGGTACGGCACGATCCTCAACATCGCTGCTGTCGTAAATACGACCAGCGAAAAGGCCAGAGGCAGCACGTAGTACAGCATCATGATAGATACTTGTACCATCAGGGCCCATGGCAGAAGGGACTCCAGAATCAGGTGTTAGCATATTTGGATTATCACCAGCAATGACAGTAACGGTTCTTTTAATTGAATCACAATCAGATTCGTCAAGGGCTTGGATGAGCCCGCAAGCAGCTGGTAATTTGAGCTGTTCACGAATATCTGCTGGGCTTCCGTCAGTGCGAAAAGGTGGCACTACTGAAGCGGCGCTTGTTGTTATTGTTGAAATTAAGAGTGTGGTTTGCTTATCAATGTGTTTTATAAAACTATCGCGTGCAAGATCAAGAACTTCCATAAATGAAAGTTTTGTTGTTGGATCAGGGGTAACATTAGTAATACGTGAGGGGTCATAACGATAAAAATCAAGACATTCATCATAGACTTGTGCTATGTTATCTACAGCAGTGGGTTTATATGATGGTGCTTTAGACCATGCAACATTGTTTGTGGTTGTATCATAAAATCCTTGTTTAGGTGTGACATAAATACAAAGATGGCGACGCCTATTGGCGGCAGCTTGATCTTTTGGCAAAAGGTTGCCAGTGCCAACTTTAGGATAAGATTGGTTAGAGGCTACAAGAATGAGGGGACTTGAAAAACGAGTTCCTTTTCCACTTCCAGCGGAAGAAGAATCCATACCGGCCATGTTGAGTATGACAGGTGTTCCTGTTGAGACTTTAAACCATTCACAAATATCTGCGCCTTCGGAGGCGTTGCCCATGTCATCAATGACAAGGGTGTTGCGGTCAGGAAAATAACCGTCCCAGTATTTGTTACCAGATGGTAATGAGTAACATGAATAGGAAGTGCCAAAGATATGTTCGCCAATGAAGCGCATCATCGTACTTTTGCCAGTTCCTGGCATACCATAAAGGTAAGCAGTAAATGGTGTAATAACTGCATTAGGCATTCCTTCTGCAACGACTGCAACATCATAAATAGGTTTACAATCTTGTAACACTTTAAGCAGGTTTCGATAACCTGCGGAAGCAAGCAAACGCGCATCTTTCATTGCAACTTCTCGAGTATGGAGAGCATCGCGGTACAACGCAATAAAATTTTTGCGTTCAGCGGCTTTTCCAAGTACTTCAACAACAACGTCTTTATGTGAAAGATTATTTAATAGAGCAAGAGTTGGAAAACTTTCAGTCACGAATTTTTGAATACGTGCGTGCATAGTATCTGGAGTGGCTTGTCTAATCATTAAAGAAAAGGAAGGTGATAAATATTCAGCAAAATCATTTACAAAAGATGGTATTACGGAAATTAAATCTGTAATTGCACGAACTTGGTCTGTGAGCATACGTTGAACTGTAGTCACATTCTTGGCACGTGATACCAAGTCTGATATGAGAGAACTTGAGGGGGATTTAACACCAAAAGCAACACACACAATAGATACGAAAAATGCAAGGAAAGCAGAAACGATAGATAAATCAGCACAAGCAATTGGTACTGTACCAGGCTCGTGTTCGGCATTTTCTTTGTCTTCTTTCTCTTTACGTTCAATCATGTTGGTGATGATTACGGAAAGTGCATTAACACCTGTTATTGCAGCAAAGGCTTCTAAGTATGAGACATTTGGATATAATTGTTTATAGAGCCATGTTGTGAATGCTTGGAGTAGCAAACGTTGAACTGAATCTTTAGTAATATGTGCAATAACACCAACAACAATAAAGAATACAAATTGAATACACAATTGTTCAGGCATAGGTAAAGATGAAACATTAAGTTTGGCAACAGCAGCTTGATATATGGCAGCAAATTGCCGAGACATATTGGCAGCAATATTTGATACAGTTGGTGTTGAACGTGAATGCAATTCAGATAATTTCCATCCAATAAATGCAGCTGTTATGGTTGCAACAGCGGCACCAATGCCAATCTGCATATTAGTAGATAATGCACAGGCTGTCGGCAAATCATCAATTTCGACTCCGCGTGAAAGCATTGAAATATCTTGTCGCAAGCGTTGTAAGGCTCTTGTTGAAAGACGATGTATCTGTTCAGGATTTGAAACATCTGTCAGCAAGCGGTCGAAAGCAGTTAGTTCTGGTTGAATATGATTCAATGTGTTTAGACCAGCTGCATGTGCATGGACAATGATCATTCGTGAAGAATCAATGACAAATGTTCGAATTTTAGTCCGCAAATCTGTGTCGGTTAAACTTTTGAAAAGTCCTCGATGAATTATTGCGAGTAAATCAGAATGTGATAGGTACAGATATTTATAGCGACTAAGTATAAGTTGCAGTGTATCTGTAGCTTGTTTTCTGTCATCAATTGGTACGAACCAATGTGAGGATTCACTGGTGTCAACTGTTGTTGATCCGACTTCTACATCGTCGTAGAGAGTCACGCCAGTAATATGGTGGTAATAATTATACTGCAAGACAATCGCGCCATTTTCAACAATTCGTTCCTCAATAGATGAAAGATGAGGTGATGTGTATGTAATAGTGCCTTCTTGATCAGAAAATGAAAAAGAGTTAATGTTTTGAGCATTGAAGGGTACTACAACTTTGACGCGTGTACCACCAATATTATGTGGTGGATAAAAGCGCCGTGTGTAATTACGCCTTCCCCATGATGTTGTGGGGTATGTAGGTGTAACCTGCAATGGGATTCCCCGATAGGGTACGTCCATTTTAGGTTGTGAGCGGTTTTTGTTATAAGTAAAGTTTGGTTTGTTTAAATTATTCATAAGTGTTTTGTTAGGCCCAATTCGCGGTAAACCACGCCCGCCAGGGTAGCTGGAATGAGAGCAATATCTCGATGGGTTCAAAAGGGACCTGAAGACAAAAGTCAACAGGTACCAAAGAGTATCCAGCACACTGTCGTTTGAGAGCGCAGAGAGTGATATGTCTTGCGACGAACACCACTTGCACTAAGTGATGCATATCACACAAGGAGTTTCCAGGACAATAGTACTAATCCTCTGCGAGATCTCAACGAAAGGTAGGGGAGTGCGCCCCTTAGGGTCAAAGACCATTTAACAACTTAATTAGATGAAACTTATTAAGAAAATAAATAAATAAAATTAAAGAAGTCCTGTATGCCCGTAGGCTTAAGTAACC